AGCACCTGACTCGGGGGGTTGAACGGCACAGGCATCATGATCTTACGGATGTCGTCTGTACCGGCAGGAGCTTCGATCTCGGTCACTGCCGTCATCTCAAGCGATACGTTCTGACCGCTTGCACGACCACCCTTGAGCTTGATGGCAGTAGGAGAGTTGTTAATGTGTGCTGAGTCCAGCAGGGCACGGAGAGAGCCTGTCAGTGCAGCAGACAGACCGCCGATCAGGTGTGGGAACCCGATACCATACGCACCACGCCACGGGATGAACTTGTCTTCTACCCACCAGTCAAGACGACACTTCTTCTCATCGTTCTCGCGCCAGTTACGGTAGATCGCACAGACCTCACCCGAAGACTCATCAATGTGGACAACGTAGGGGGCAACGCCAGTACCCTCAATATCACGATTACAAGTGACTTCGTAGATGATCCGCGTACCGTCCTCGTTATAACCGCTAGACTCTTTACCTTCTACCTTTGCAGTAGCCTTCTCAGAAGCCGTTTCCTCCACTTCCTGAGAAGCTGTGACACCAAACACGTCACTATAGAATCCAGAATCAACCAGACCACGGATCGTTTCTTCAGTGATATCTTTCTCATGAGTGATACGGTTCGCGGTATAGAACGAGTTCGCAGAGTATGGCAGATAGACCTTATCGACAGGCACAAACTCCATACGCACCCTGTCACCATCGAACCAATACTTCTCATATTGTGAGCCACCTAACGGAAGCTGAGTTAACAGAATCTCTTTTTCTGACCGATACTCAGGCATCTTCTCGATCAGGTAATAGTTCAAGAAGTCGCGCTTCTTACGCGCCTTCTCCAAAGTGTCACTGTGGGCTTCCCCGACAATCTTGGTACGCACCGGCCCATTCGACGGGAACAACTCCTTGATCGCTCTCGCAGAGAAGTCAACGCACCCTTCAGCCATCGCAGGGTGCACCACACTTGACGCACCGTCAAAGGTCGCACCGCCGGGAGCATCATCACCCAAGCCGGTACGACGAATACCCTCTTCCTGCTGTTTATCACGAGCTTCCCGAGCTTCCTTGTCCTTCTCGATCAAGTCCAGCAGATCAGAGGCCAAGCTGTTCAGTTCAAATGTACCGAGACTTTCAGCAAGGTTGTCGCTGAACTGAACTTCAACAGACTCGTCATCACTCGACTCCAACTCCACCAGTGCACTGCCATCAGGCAGGTCAGTGACGCCGGGTAATGTTGTCTCGTCTAGCTCGTTCATTGTGCTTGTCCTTGCATGGAGTTTTGATACAGACTCAAGAGATAACTGATCAGTTCTGGATTGTAATCTTCATGCAGCCCACGAATGCCAATAGTCGGACTAGGTTGACCCGGAGTAGCAACAGCACGAACTGCACCACCTTGAGCAAACTCTTGAGTGTTCTGAGAAGGTCGTCCCGTGTATTGTGCCAGTACGTCATCAGGACGAAACTGTGACAACGGAGACTGTGCAGGGAGAGGTTGTTGCATGGACTGCTGCATAGGCTGACGAAAGTTCGACATCCCCATTGAGCGCAATGGTGAACCATACGGTTGTCGAGATAGTCGGGCAGGTGTCATCGCAGGCATCCCATGTCAGTTGAACATATTGTAACTCATTAACTCACAAAACAATACTATCAGGCAGCGTATGGGTTCCGGTACGTTCGCTTCTTTTGGTAGTAGTCCACTTCCTCGACCTCTTCCTCTTCCACCACAGGCATCTCGAACCATCCACCGTCGCGGAGGAAGATGATGGCTTGGGTGAAACTGTCCGTGTAATCATCCCGAGCAGCATTCGGGAACTTCTCTAGCTCAGACAGGAACGGTCGTGCCCAAGTGACCGGCTTACCCTTATCCTTACCCGACTCAGGTATCCACAGACACTCTAGCTCCAATACAGGAGAGGCTTGGTGGGCGCGGTTAATCTTGTCAGCGTTACCGGGGTTGTAGGGCGTTGCAGGCAGGTTAGCCTGACGCAAGTCTTGGATCAACGATAGACCGGACGCCTTGGCTTCGATCAACAAGATGTCAGCCTTCTTACCTTTACGAGAACTGGTACGTCCATAGACACTACGCCACTCATCGATCAGTTTGGTACGTAGCTCGGGAAACGCCAAGTGATCCGCCCAACAGTCCAGCAGCATCGCCCCTCTACGACCATCGTGAGAGAACACACCCCATGTGCTGAACGCAGTCGGGTCGTTCGTGGTCTTGGCAGTGTAGGCAGGGTCAACGCTCTGCACCACATAGTCGAACACAGGCAAGTCACGATCACTAGGCCACAACTGGAACGCACTCACCTTCAGTATGCCCCCGCCCGCAGGTGCTGGACGCTGTGCCAACTGACCGGCAGTACCGTACTCGCCCAACAACTGCTCCAGCTTCTTCACACTCTCTTCAGGGAACATTTCAGGCCACAGCAGCGACCCCTTGACCGTGCGAGGGTCTTCCCAACCGATAGAGGTGACAGCACGCTCACCATCGTAGCGCATCGGCAGGCACAGATGCTCGTAGCCCGTCAGATCGGCAATAATGTGACCAGTAGTGTCTCGCTCATGCAGACGCTGCATCACTACTACTGTTCGCGCACCACGAGACTCACCACGAGTGGATAGCGTTCTATCGAACCAAGTATTAGCACTCTCTCGTTCAGCATCCGAGTCAGCCTGTGCAGCACTCAACGGATCATCGACGATCTTCCTGTCCGGGTGCTCCCCGGTAGCCCGACCACCCACAGACGTAGCCAGTCGCCAACCACCACTGGTCAACTCATACTTGGTCTTTTGGTCTGAGCCAGTCCGTATCTTCACATCAGGCCAGCGAGACTGATACCAGTCACTCGTGATGATGTCACGGCACTTACCTGCATCACGGATCGCCAGATCAACACCATACGATGCACCCATATAACGCAGCATCGGATTGTGTATCCACTCCCAAGCAGGCCACATAACAGAAACCATTATGGACTTCATACACCCGGGTGGGATGTTAATGACGATGTTCTTTATCTCACCCGAGGTTACAGCCTCAAGGTGATCAGCGATGGCCTCAAGGTGCCAGTTGGAACGGAACTCGACACCGGGTTCAACGATATGGAACGCCTGCCGTGTAAACTCCAGCAGAGACTTCTCAGCAGCACGAACGTCACGCTCAGCCCTGATGATCTCCAACATCAGAGTGTTCGATAGATCACCCATCGTTACACAGTGACTTCGTTCATCTTTGTCATCAGCTTCTCAAGCTGCGACAGTTCTTCCTCGTTCAGATTCTTCAACGCTCTAATGTCTAACTTAGGCTCAGTAACATCCTTGGTTTTGACATCCAAACGCTTACTATCACCATACCGCAACGCATTAGCAGTCTGAACCTCAAACTTACGCACGTTGATCCGCAGGTTGGAACGTTGCACATCTTCAGCATCATCATCCGAGATGGCCTTCATATCCTCGATCAGTGCTTCAGCACCAATCTCCTTTGCTTCCCAATAACGCGCATATCGCTCAGTATCACGTTTCAACATGACCATAAAGCGACCATAGGTCAAACCACGAGGATCGCGGTTAATCAAGTCACGGATCGACTTACCCTCAATCAGATAGTCAATCGCAGACTCGAACAAAATCTCAAACACCATCTTCTCCAGTTCCCGTGCTTCTTTAGTACGCGGGAACTTCTCCACCACTTTACCAACCGTTGCGTCATTCGCAACAGACAACCAGACCGGTAGCTCCATGTCAGGCGCTGGATCGGGTACGTCAGGAACGGGAAGAGAGCTAATTGGATAGTCCATAGCTGGCTTTATACCAATTGATGACAGAGGTGTCAAATAGCGCAGGGATGGCGAAGTAGACAAAAAGACGCCAGCACGAGGCTGGCGAAGGGAGAGACTGAGAAACCAGCAACTTAGTCACCCTGCACGCGACAGGGGCCAGAGGATGCAGGCGTGTTGGTTACGGGTGAGCGGTTCGCAATCCGCTTGGCGATATGTGTTTGCCGCTTTACGTCTAACGACACCGGCAGCTAGCGAGGCCCGCATATCTGTTCACCCATACGGCTGGTGACTGTTTGCTATTGGCAGACACGGTGTTGTGCGCACAAGTGACCATACTTACCAACAATGTTTCACCTTTGCATTGGATCACTAGCAATCACCATGCGTATGGTGCTGGGTGTTTCAGGTACACCCAGCAAGACCTTCGCATCGGCAGCCCACGGAGGATAGACCCACGATGCCCACTCACGATCAGCACCATGAGTGAGAAGTTCATCACTTGTCAAATTGCGACACCATGTTAGATCAGGTGAGTGAGGTTTGTCAACTACTAAGCTTCTACTAATTTTTGGTTCAGTTAGTACTAGGTTCTTTTGGGAGGGGCAGGTAAAGGATTCTTGTATCTAAGGGTGTTGAAATTTTGGAAATTTTATATTTTGGAAAATCGGGTTTTGTGGAACTTGAGGGTACTTGTATAAGAGATTCTTGTATTCAAGTAATTGGAAAAATATGGAATTTTTATTTTTGGAAATAAGAAAAACTGTTATTTGATAAATTGTAAAAATAGGTAATTTTTATTTTTGAGAATAAGAAAAACTGTTATTTGATAAATTGTAAAAATATGGAATTTTTATTTTTGGATATAAGAAAAACTGTTATTTGGTAAATTGTAAAAATGTACGTGATTCGTCACGGCCCACCCATCATCAGACCTCAACGAAAAAGGGTGGCATGACATTCTCATTTTCCCCTATATGTAGGCATCATTTCCCTGATTCATGTTAGTTGGCACTCACTAACACAGTTTCAGCTTGACAAGTGATGCCAGATCGTATAGGCGATGCCGGATCAATGGTTCCGTGATTCACTGTCACAGATTCATCAGCTTGTCAATAGGGTCAGTGAAAATAAAAGCAAGCGACCGGCGAGAAAGAGATCATGCGAAACCCGGAAACGTTTTAACGCGATTAGAGCGTTTTAAATGGAGCAGGGTAGGTCAGGGTATAGGCGAGCCTGTTTAAACGTAACACGGAGCGATTGTGTAGCGATGCCGGGGCATCGGTGAAGCATAGGAACAGTGAAGCCGTGAAAAGTATTCCAGAAAGGGTAGGGATCAGGCTCCAGTGTGAAGTCGGATTGTCACCAGTGAGGGAGCGTGGTGACAGGAAGGTCAGGTTATGTCGATGGGATAGTATGGCAACGGGATAAACGGATTATGCTAAAGGGATGTGGCGTCACTGTCAGCAGTTGCAAAGGAAAGTTGTGCCAAATGTCTGTCATCATTAGGGCTTTACGTCTATACCTTTTTTTGAGACTACTTTTTAGTAGAACAAATGTATCTCACCAGAATCATTGTCTCACAACGATCCACAG